TACTGTGCTTTCATATTCAAATATCTCCACCACATCATTCACAACCAATGCTTTAGAAATTACGCAAAAACCATCTGTGTTGAATGTGTAATCAATGCCGTGATACAATTGTTCACCATTCAAATACACTTGTACTGCTTTGGTACTCAACGTGCTCATGCTGAATCCTCGACTCAAAGCAAAATATATGTTGCTGTCATCAAACACAGTGAAAGATAATTTTTTAGCAGCACCATAAGGAATCATATCGCTGAAATAGAATGGCATGTTGTTGTTTTTGTCTTCGTTGATGATGTGCATGATTTTATCCACGTGCTCACGTGTGGTGCCGCTGAATCCTGAATTTTCTGCCACTTGTAAGAATGTTTTTTTGAATTTGTCGTATTCCTTTTGAGCAAATGCCACAGACTTGATCACATTGTTTTGTTTTTCTGTGATATGATATAGAGCAAGATTTATAGGAGCACTGTGTTGTACGAACTTGGTTCCGTAAGCAGTAAGATTGCCCAAATCTCTCAAATTATTTGCACCTGGGTTGATACCCACAAAAGAATCCAGTTGTTCAATGATGCTGTCCACATGATTGACTACTTCTCCAAAAGTAAAATCATTGAGATTGGCATTCAATGGATTGCTCTCTAAATTGATGGGGATTTCATAATATCCATTTGAATTTTTCACAGCACTGCTGTGTGTTTTTAAAATAATACTCTGATCGCTGTTAAGATCTAGATCCAACTGCACATATAATATGTCATTGATGCTGACTGTTTCATAATTGCTGGCATTCAACAGTTTATTATCCACATAAACTTTTAAAATTAAATCACTTAATGTGCCACTGCGATCATACACATCCACTGCAAAATCATTGGTTTGTTCAGAACCAAGATATTGTCTTATCACCATTTGTTTGCTAAAACTTTTAGCTTTGGTCCATCCATGCACATTTTCAAACGTAGTTCTATCACTGTATTGTTTTAAAAATCCCACGTCTGTGGATTGATCTACTATTTCATTTTCCAACTGATAGCTGAATGAATCTTTGAGAAGATTGAAATCATACACAATGTCACCCACATTGTTCACGTTCCTGTAAGAAAGTGCAAATCCTAATTCTGTGTCTGCTGTGCCTGTGCCCACTCTATAACTGAAAACTTTGTTGCCTAAAAAATTCGTGCTGAGGTATTTTGCTGCATTAGAAAAACTTTCACCTTCATCATCAAACACATCAAACAGAGGTGCTTGGTTCACTGTGTTTTTTGCTTGTGCTTCTTGCCACGTGGCACCATTGTAATAGAACATCTTGCCTTGATTCGCTTGCCCGCTTAAAATCAACACAACTTCGTTCTCTAATGGCTGTGAATCAGTGGGTTCAGTCAATGAAATTTGTTTATTGGTGGGATCACCGTCTCCGCCAAAGTTTATAATGTTAACTTGAAATATTCTATTTTTGACCAGTACATCTGTGTCTGCAGTCACTAATATTCTCATGCCGTCTACTAGGTCCACGCCATCCACGTTGTAGCCTGTGGCTCCTTCTATGTCGGAAAACACATCAGTGGTGAATGTGTCCACCACATCCACATATTGTTTGGCAAATGTACCAAAGCGATGCAATTTTAGTCCAGCATCAAATTCTATGATAGGTCGTTTGGCTCTTAATGTTTCATCCACATCCAAAGTAACACCATTATAGGTGGCCACTGCTTGCAGCACTGATTTGTGTGTCCATTTATTGGCTCGAGACCAGGGATTTCGATCCAAAGAGTTTTTTTTAATTGTTATGTAATCTTTCTGATCTGCAGCAGTGTCGTCAATGTCATAAGTTGCTCTGTCAAAGCCTTCTGCATCATCAAACTGATCTAAATTTTCATCTGCAATGTCATTGGGCACTGCTAGGTCCTGTTCATTGATCAATTGAATGGATTTGCCCACACCTTCCACATACCAATCATTTTGTGCATATTTTGCAGGAGTAACATTGCCTTTAAAATTCACTTTCATACCGTTGGAAAGAGCAATACCGTTGTTTAATGTGAAATCTTTTTTGCCTATGATCTCTTTTTCCACATCTATTTCACTGTTTTCCTCAATGTTTGCTACTTGTATCAATCCATAAGCATTGATATCATTAGCAGCCACATAATATAAAGTGTCTGGTGTGTTTTGATCCACCACAAAAGTTATCACGCCTTGCTCTATGTTCTGATCACTTACACCATTGGGAGATTCAGCAAATAAAAAATCTTCATCCAAAGTTCTAACAGTTTTAATGGTGAATGGCAAACCTGGAGTATTAATTTCAAAACGATAAGTGATACCTCTGTACAGTGTGATAGTTGCATTAACTGTCTGACCATCTGGTGTCAATAGATAGGCATAGTTGTCCTGATTGTCGCTCAATGTGACTGTGTAGGTACTTTGTACCTGCTGCTGCAATCCTGTGATAGTTATGGGATCTGGACCATAGGTTAACCAGTAGTACTCTCTAAAATTTACAAATTTGTCCCAGTCAATGTTAGGGTTCCAACTGTAGTATTCTTGTGCATTCAACACGCTGTGGTTGTCCACATTGCCACCCAAACTTTTGATCTGGTTGATGTAGTCTACATAGTCTTTGTAAAATACCACGTTGTTGAGATTGTCTCTGCGCACCACCACAGGTTCCAACTGATAGTTTTGCCTATCGTCGCTGACTTCTTCTATGTAACTATCATTGGGCACAAATGCTTTGGCTGTTTTTCTTCCATAGAAAGCACTGATCTTTTGCACTGTGCCTGGATTCAATAATTGATCCAGTGTGCTGTATAGAAATTTATTGTTGGTAGGAGTTCTAAAATATCTTGGCAGTAGATTGCTGGATTTTCTATCAGTGGAGTTGTCTGATCCGATTGGTAGAGCAGATTCTTCTTGATTGTTATCGTAAGCCATTATTAATTCCCACTGTAAGCAGTACTGTTAATACCTGTGTTAACTGTGGAAGTGGCAGTGACCACTGAACCACTGGCTTTTAATTTAGAAGCTGTGACAGCGTCAATTATTTCCACATCAAACACTGTGGCACCACTAATAAAAATTTCATCGCTTTCGGATTTAATTTCATACAAGCTGCCAAAAGATTGTGAACTTTGATCAGGAACCATTATAAATGTCACAATGTCTGGAGCCAGTTGAGTCATCACATAGGTGCTAAGTTCTGAGAAATAAAATGTGTCTCCAAAGTCCCAATTTTCCAAAGCAAAGTATTCGTTGATGGCTTGTATCACTCGCACTTTGACATCATCATCATTCACCACTTCATTGCTGTTCTTAACTATTTTGAACACTGCTTGAAATTTAACATCTGCTTTGTCACCAAATAATATTTTGTATTTGACTGGATGATAGATCACTTCATCGCTGATGGATTTGATTAGATTGATTTGCTTGCCAAAATTTTGATACATGGCATCTGTACTCATGGGCAATGGTTTGGATTCCACATTGCCATCCAACCAAGATCTAAAGTCTGTGTCATAGGTTCTGGTCAATACAAATATGTCAATGATATTGCTCACGCTGGGGTCTATTCTATTGGAACTGTCTGTGCTGTGAACATAATGGAATTTTAATTCACTTCTGCCTAAATGTGCTTTGTAATCCGTTGTGACACTCAATGTGTCTGTGGACACATCTAATATTTTAAAAATATCTGTGGTGCTGTTGTAAAATATGGTGTTGGTATCATAAGAACTATAAGCACCTATTTGATTTTCACTAGTGATGGTTACAATATTTTCATCAGCAGCATTCACATAGTTGAAATCCTCCACACCTTCTGTGATAACTTTTTTCTGATAGATATATGTGTTGGCTGATACTAAATTTTCAAAAGATTCAGGATTGTCCATTAATCCATCATCATCTGAATCAAAGTTTGTGATTTCAATTTTTTTGCTGTCCACGTATCCTTGACTGTCTCTGTACTCTTCAACCACTTGCCAATCCACATCATACAGCAAAGAATTGGATGATGCTGGCGCTGTATTGATAGACAGCACTGTGATTTTGTCTTTGATCACTTTGCCGCTGTTGTTGTTGTAATTTTTGTCGCCACTGTCGTAATAGAAACGAATTTCTTGGTCGCTTTCAAACACATAACGCACTCCTCTATAGGTCACTGTGTACAGCTCTGTGTCTGTGGTAAACAACAATAACCAGCTGGCATCCAACTGTTGATTACTGGTGTCACCTGTTTTGCCTGTGCTGAAATCACCGTAGATATTAAGATTGTTTTCATCAATCACTGCCCAATCTCTATCAGACACATTGTATCTCAATCCAAATGTACTGTTGGCAAATATTTGATCCAACATCTGTAATTTCACATCCGAAGATAGAGCTTTGGTAAATTTAGGCACTATTTGTGTCAATACAGCAGATGAAGGTATTTGATCGTTGAAAATTATAGGGCCGCTGTTGTCATTTTGTATCACAGTGCCATTGTCAATCACATTCACCACTGTGGTCCATTTTACTGTGTTGTCGCCCAATTGTGAAGGTGTACCCAACTCCAGTTCTCCATCTTGATTGAAATATTTGCCTGAAGGTGCTGTGAATTTTAAAAGAGCACCAATTTCTAAATATTTCAAAGAACTTTCTGTGAATGACCCCACTTCTAATTTATTCGTGTCTTCGTCTGTGAAATATCCAGTGGAAATATTGCTGCCTTGACTGCTTTGATTCCACACATACGCCGTGTCAGTGGTTAGTATTTTGGGAAAATTATTCAAATAAAAATTAAAAAGTTTTTTGTCTGAAATCAAAGGTTCAATGGTATTGTTAATGATACCTTCAATGTCTGTGCGAGTCACATAGCTGAATGTGATGCTGTTGTCCACAGTTTCTTTGTAGATTATACCATCAGCACCGTACAGATTGGTATTGCTGTATTTGCCTGTGGCATCCAACAGATCAAAATATCGCGATATGCCGCTGGATACTCGATTCACTGATTTGATTTTTATAATTTCTTGATTCACAGACAGAGGAGCCACATTGTAATCTTCTCCAGTGATCATTCTGTTTTGTGTGTAATATGTGGATGGTGCATTTGTTTTAATTGAATCATCTGATTCAGAATTGGTTGCATTGTCCACAGTGTACTGCAGTGCCAAACTGATAGTGAGTGTTTCGTCTTTGCCTGCGGTGCTCACGTAAGGTATAGCAATCTGAATATTGCTCATGTCACCTGGCACAATTTTAAACTGTCTGTTATCGCTGGTTCTGTAATAGATTCTAAATCCGCCTTTGGGTAAATTGCCAAAAGTGCCGTCAGCAAACTGTAGATTGATTCTGTCTTCAGTTCTGGTGATCACGCTGTAGATATTTCTGATTGACTTGGCAGTGCTGTTGTAGATCACATTGTTGCCTTCGGTAGCACTCACTTTGGTCCATAATTCTTTTTCTGTTTGATTGGTATCCAACGAATACAACCACACATCTGATTGATTGATATTAGAAGCATCTATGGACACAATCTGATTGGGAGTGGGCAAGTCCACTGTGAATTCTCCTTGTTGCAGCACACCTTGTCTAAAATGAAAAAAGAATCCTGTGTTGCTGCTGGCATTGCCTCTGCCGTCATCTTTGTGAATAAATGATAGTTTGTTGGTGGGTAATGGAGACAATTCTTCCACAGCGCCATTGTTTAGATCCACACTCACAATTTCAAATTGGGTGTTTCTGCCATCAATGCTTTTGGAAAAACTAAAAACTGGTACTGATTGTAAATCAGAATTGAATTGATACAACTCCACAGGCATTCCATCCACTGTGTCTGTTTTGTTGGGTCTGCCCACTTTGGTATTCACAGGCAACACTGCATTGAGTACTTTTACAAATTGTTCATACCAATCTTCATTGCTGGGATCATTCCACAAGATGGTTTGATTGCTGAGATTCACATTGTTGCTGTCGATGATTTCCTCTGAAGTGCTGACTGAATCTATTTTTAATAATCCATTGGCACATTGATTTCTTTTGGCGTTGTAGCTCAATAATCTAGCCAGTCTCAGCACAGATTCTCTGCGTTCAGCCAACTCGATGAAATTTTCTCTAGCGTTTAGGTCAATTCTAAAAGCAATGTTTTGTCCTAAGAAAGCGATCAAATCAATCAAAGCAAGATATTCACTGCTTTCTAAATAGTCATTGAAATCTTCAGGATAGTTCTGACGCAGATAACTGATCATGGATCTACGTAGATTGTCAAAATCGTAACTTTTGAAGTCCGCATTGCGGAAGCTCTGATAGACCTTTTTCCAGTCTTCAGCCAACAATAATTTGTTTAATCTATCTGTGGATGACATAAGTTCCTGTTGTATGAACTTATTTATTATGTTTGATTAAATGCTCAGTTAATTCTAGCTGATTAATCCCTGACTTTCATCAAATTTAAGACGCATGCTTTCGGAAATATTATAGGGTAGATAGGTGAGATCACACTCAATTTGTATGCCGCTTTCATAGGTATCCACAGTGACCGAATTAACTTGCACTCTGGGATCGTAATTCACAATCTGTGTGACATTTTCAACGATGGCTTGTTTCATGCCCTCTGTGAGCGGTTCAAACAATGCGTCCCAAATGATGGTGCCAAACTCGGGATTTTCCAGCTTTTCTCCTTGACGGATGTGGAAGTGATTCAATAGATCTTGTTTGATCAGAGCAATATCATACAGATTGAAACTGTTGGCATTGGGATCCACTGTGCTGATGCCTTTGTAGGCTCTAGCACCCAACGGACTGTTGGAAGTTTTTTTGGATTTAAGAACAATGTCCTTGTATAATTTTTTCTCTTGTGTGCTCATATTAATATTTATTCGTTAATTTTTTGCAAATGTGTCATTTATTTGATTGAGAGAAGAATCAATGATATTATTAGGATTTTCTCTATCTGTTAAATCACTGCTGACATTGTTAGGATTTAAATTTTCATGCTGTGGCCAAGGCTCGTGTTGTGGCACTCTTTTCATAATACTTTCTGTTTCTGGTAGAACAAAAGTTGTTAAATTGACCACACTAGTGGCAGTGGTAGCACTGGTACTGCCACTTCTAGAGGAAGGTGTGGCGTGATCTGTTTTGCCATCAGCTTTGACTGTGTGACTGTCACCGCCCAAAGTGAAAAAATAATCTGTTCCAATGTTTTCATGCAGTTGACTGCCCACTGTGATATAACCATTGCTGTTGGCTTTCAACGATAATTCAGCACTTTCAATATTTGTATTCAAAGCAGATTTAACATTAACGTTTCTGCCTGCTTCTATGTTCACATCTCTGTCCGCTTTAAAATTAAAATCTTGTTTGGTATGAATACTCACACTGTCTTCAGCATAGATATCAATTTTTCCATTGGCTGTTAATTCCACCCACGTGGTGCCTTTTGAATTGCCAATGTAGATCAAATCTTCTGAATTGTGCAACAATATTTGATGACCTGTTCTGGTTCTAATACGCACCAATTCATTGTGAGGTATGGTTTCATCTGCTGGAGTTACATCGTCTGTGATTTTATTCACATATTCTGATGGTCCTGTGGCTGCTGATGTCTTGCGTAAAAATTTATCATCACCATCATCCATCACAATGCTGCTGCCACCCAGTCTAGAATAGTATCTGCCACCTTTGCCTCGAGTATTGCCACGTTTGTCCAAAGGTCCTGGAGTGCTGACTCCAAACACGCTGCTGGGTGCTTCACGTCTAGCACTTGATGTGGTCAAGCCTCTGGTTTCATCTTCTAACAATCCTTGATTGTTGAGTATGTCCACAAACTGCTGATTGATGGGTTTTAAATTTTTAGTGGAGTCTGTGAGATTTCTCAAATTCACCAGTAATTCTTTGTTGTATTCACCCACTGGTAATTTTTTACCACTCTGTGCGGGATCTTCATTGGTGTCAGTGAATGTGGTGACTGCTCTACCATCTGGCAACATAAAGTTTTGATTTTCTGCCTGCACACAACCGAACCAATATCCTTTGTTGATGTTGCCTTCCACAAATATCACCAGCACTGTGTTGCCCACATCAGGTGGTATAAACCACATGCCGTAGCTCTGTTGGCTGCTGGCATAGTCGTGATTTTTGGTCACACCATCATAGTTGGTCACACCATAGAATGGACTGAGATATCTTACCTGCACACGTTGATTGGGTTCCAATGAATCCATACTGGGATCGTTGGATCTCAACAGTTCCACTTCCAGCGTGCCTGAATACTTGCTGTCCAAATGACTGGTCACTCTGGCCTCGTAGGGTCCAGGATTTTTCATTGTTAAATTTTTGCTGGATCTTTTATCTATGGAAAACATTATGCACCTGTGATATCAATTGATGGAATATTATCTTTTAAAAAAGAACCTGTGGATTTTCCTTTTTCTTTTTTAACTTCTTGGTTGGGAATTCTGGCCAGTTGCAGTTCTTGTCTAAAAACACCATTTTCAAAAAAGTTTTCCACCTGCACCACTTGGAATACTCCACTGAACTGAGCTAGTTTAATAAAATTTTTGTTCAATTGGCTGGCAGTGTCTTTGAATATCATCTGACCATTGCTGGCATAATCTATGGGTGTGCGGAAATTTAAAACCACATACACTCCGGCAAATGTGGGCTCCATGCTGCCGTCTTTGTTGATAAATTTAGGGTTGCCTGTTTTAGGGTCTGTTTCTATTTGTGAATAGTAATTGCCGGTGCCGCTGTCAGCAATAAAATATGGATCACCCAATATGCTCAAGTCTGCTTTGACAAAGGCTACCTGACCTGTGGTTATAAAATCATGGAATTCCAAAGCCATTTTTTGTTCAGTGCTCAATTCTCCCACAGATTCCATGGTGTTTTTTGTGGGACTGTAAAAATAATTGGTAGTGGTTTGTGCTGATGCAGTCTTGCTGTCAGCTGTGTCACCTTTGCTGTCATCAATTTGTGATTTTTTTTCTTTTTCCGCTTTAGATTTTTTGTTGGGATCTTCTTTGGAATCCGCCTGATCACTGGGCAATTGAGCCAGTAAAGAATTATTGATTTGGATGTCAAACTTTAAAACGTCTAAATTTTTTCCTGTGAAAAGATAATCATATTCTTTCACCACAAAGTTATTGATTTTCACTGTGTTGGTTTTAACATTGGGTTTCACAAACAAAGATTCATGCACCATGTGTTCTATCACATCAAACACGATCAATCTAGCATAGGCTCCAGTTTTTTCTAAAATTTCAGCATCGTTGATCAAAAACACTCGAGGAACCACTTTAAACCATTTTTTAAAACCATTAGCATCACTGTCTGCCAACAAAAATTTTGTGTAATCACTGTACAGTATCACGTTGGTTATGATGTTTTCTATGGATGTACCTGCTTTGAATGACAACTCTCCCAGTCTTTGATTGATTATTTTTTGTTTGGTTATTATTTTCTTTTTGCTGTCATAAAATTTTTTATCATCATCGTTGAGCACATTTTTTAACTGATTGTCAGTGAAATTCATCAAAGACTTGCCTATGTCATTCATGGAAGCATATGACTGTTCATAGGAAATGCTGCTGGGAGTGCTGAGCACTTGTGATCCCGTGCCTACCAATTGTGTTCTCTGTTCATTGGGATCATATGTGGCTTTTTGATCTGTGAATGCAGTTCTTTGACTCTGCTGATTCAATTGATCCAGTTTGGGAAAATTTACAATAATGTCATCTATCACTGTGTATTTTTTATCGCCTTCTTTGTTTTTGGATTTTTTGTTTTTGTTCAGTTCTTCCTGCAGGCTGTTTTGCAAGAATTGTTGCACGGTGGTGCCTCTGATGGTGACGTCAGTGGTCAATGATTGCACACTGCGACGCATGCTGTATTCGGGTTGTGCCACAGCCTCCACCTGATAGGTGGCACCTGCTTGATCCGCTGAAAAGTTTATGCCCGTGAACAATATGGGCAGAATTCTTTTGGTGGGACGATTGTTTTGATCTGTGATGTTCACTGTCTTATTGCTGAGATCTGTGCCCACAAATTCCATGATGAGACAAAAAGGTGCTTGGGCGTAATTTTTATAACCTGCTTGGGCTCCTGCAGCTTTGATAGTCTCTATAAAAGTGCCCATGCTGTAGGGTTCAAACACAGAGAAATTCACTTTGGTGGCATTGGTCATGCTGTTTTTGTTGGGTGACATCACTGTTTGTATTTGAACATTGTTGATAAAATATTCTCTGGCAACTCTTGTGTTGGATCCTCCACCATTAAAATCTAGATCATACAATGTTTTGTATTTGGAAGTTCCAGATCCACCACTGCGTAAAATGGTCACTGTGGGAGATTTCACACGCAATCTATAAGGAAAATTCAGTTCTTCTGGAGTAAGACAGGCCAGAGTGAATATGGTGTTGAATGAATTATAATTGTGCAGAGGATTGGGAATTTTATTTGGAAACAACACAGTGTTATTGGCGTCATATGTGGATCTTTGAATATCGTCTGCTGTGGAAGATCCAAATGTATCGTCGGATGATCTAACTTGTATATTGTTGCGAGTATCTGTAGGCATAGATTATATTCCTAAAGATTGTCTCAATTTAGGTCCTTGTGGAAGATAAATTTTTACACCTGCAACCAAATCATATATGGGGTCTTTGATTGTGTCCATATTTCTTTGTGCAAACACCCACCATAATTTTGAAGATCCGTACAAATCATACGCTAATAAATCTGGTCTGTGTGTGTACTGCACTCCCACTGTGTACAACACATCATCAGCAGTGGCTGGAATGGGTCTGATGGACAACAGGTCCAAATATTGATCATTCACTATGGGTGTGGCTGTCCAAGGACTTTCTATTCTGTAATTTGCCATTAGATGTATCCTCCGTCACCTTTGATGTAGTTGCCTTTGACAAAATCATTCATGTTAAATTGTGATATGGCAGTTCTGCTGTATTGTGGCATCAATTGCACAGTGAGCTGACTCTGTGCTGGTGCCCAAGCCACATTTTTATATGTGCCTTCATCAAAATCTCCTTGAGCTTCTGCATTGAGTCCACAACTGATGTAATCCACATCCTGAGGCAATTCCACGTTGAAACTTGTGACCACCACAGGTACATTTTTAAAAACAAAATCTCCGTAGCCATTCAACAACACCACTGGTGGTGGTGATCCTGCGTCAGTGCTGGCTTCACCATAACGCATCTTTGTGATGCTTCTCAAATAATGCACTGCTGCCACCCAGTATCGCGCTTCCAAACCGTTCTGCACAAAAAAATCACCGTTGATTTGAATGTTGTCCACTGTGCTGTAGTTGAAAGAATTCATTGCGTAGTTGGTATGAGTGGGATTAGTTGGAGTGTAGTTGGCTGTGTGACTCATAAGAATGCTGGGAGTGTATGGAAAAACCAAACCACCAGTGCTGAGCAATGGCAACAAAAAACTATTCTCTTTGAAGTTGTCTGGCACACTCAATCTCACACGCCAGTCTTTTTCGCCAGGTTTGCTGGCTGATTCACCCTGTGTGAATGTCTTGGCTGCACTCATGCCGTCTTTTGGTAAATTTCTTCCTCTGTTTGCAGAACCAAATTTTGCTGGATTGGCAAAATCCACCGTTGTAGCTGCTGCTTTGCTCACAAAACCTGTGATGCTGGCATCACTGCCCAGAAAGTCAGACACTGAGTTCTGTGCATTTTTTTGAGAATATTGGTTTGATAAATCTGCCATAAGTCAAATATATTAAGTATTTATTGACAAAATTAACTGCGTAGTTTATACTGAAGGCTAATTACAAAGGAATTCAATGAAAAAAATCAACTATCTAAACAACAAAGATCTGTTGGAAGAGATACACAAATCCAAGAACAGCTATTGCAGCTACACCAAGGACGATCATCATAGATACGATGCTATTGTGTCATCTTTGGAACGTATTAATGTGAGAACCATAGCAGAAGCCAAACGTGCTAGAGCTAAAAGATTAGCTCAGGAAGAGTTTGAAAAACGCAAAGCAGTGGATCCCAAAGTTAAATTGTCCGAGTGCGAAGTGGATTATAAAAAAATTAAAAAAGAAGACTTGGTGTTTAGAGTGATGACTTATGAACACATACCCAATGAACCAGGTCGCAAAAAAAATCCCAAAAGTTCTGCAGATTCCAAGATCAAAGTGAACTTTCCTGCTTTCCAACATTGGAAGTATGACGAGAAAGACAATCTTTCATGTGTGGGTAAGAGTCACTGGGAAGGCGGCATGCACAATGGCAAGTTTAATAAGGAGGGCGGCAAGCCCACAGCCAAACTGGCTATGATGTGGATGAAACTGTGTGAACGTTATGCCACTCGAGGCAATGTGAGAGGTTATACCTACAATGACGAAATGCAAGGGCAAGCCATATTACAATTAACTCAGATTGGTTTACAATTTGATGAGAGCAAATCCAATAATCCATTTGCTTATTATACAGCAGCAGTGACCAATTCATTTGTGAGAATCATCAATATCGAAAAAAGAAATCAAAATATCAGAGATGACATTCTGGAAATGAATGACATGATGCCCAGTCACACACGTCAAAACGCAGAAGCATATCAAAATGCTGTGGACAGGGAATTCAAAAAGAAAATTTAAGTTATTGACTTTATTCAATTTTTTGTTTACAATGAAGTCTTGGAAATTTATATTTGATGTTTAAAAAAGCAGCAGTCTTTACTGACATACATTTTGGCTTGAAGAGCAACAGCGTGATTCACAATCAAGATTGTGAAGAATTCGTGGATTGGTTCATAGAACAAGCCAAACAAAACAATTGCGAAACAGGCATATTCTGTGGTGACTGGCATCACAATAGAAATTCATTAAATTTGATGACCATGGATGTTTCCATCAAATGTTTGGAAAAATTGGGCAAAGCATTTGAAAAATTCTATTTCTTTCCTGGCAATCACGATTTGTATTACAAAGATAAACGAGACATTCATTCAGTGGAGTTTGCTAGATTTATTCCGGGTATCACTGTGATCACAGAAACCACCACCATAGATGATGTGACTTTGGTGCCTTGGTTGGTGGGAGATGAATACAAACAGATCAAAAAAGTCAAAAGTAGATACATGTTTGGTCATTTTGAATTGCCTCACTTCTTAATGAATGCTATGATAGAAATGCCAGACACTGGATTGATACAGACTGGAGACTTTGTGAATCAAGAATATGTGTTCACAGGACACTTCCACAAACGTCAAACAGCAAAAAATATACATTACATAGGCAATCCCATGCCGCACAACTATGCTGATGTGAATGATGATCAACGAGGCATGATGATTATGGAACATGGTGGCACTCCCAGATACATCAATTGGTACAATTGTCCTAGATATCTAAAAGTTAATCTTGGTGAATTATTAAATGATGCCAAAAACATTATCAAACCCAAAATGCATTTGCAAGTCACTCTGGACATAGATATCAGCTATGAAGAAGCCAGTTTTATCAAAGAAACTTTCATAAAAGATTACAACTGTAGAGAAATTGTGCTGATACCAGGCAAAAAAGATGATGAATTAACCAGTACATTGGATATCACACGTTTTGAATCTGTGGATGAAATAGTCAGCAAAGAGATCAATGCCATAGAATCAGACAGTTACAACAAAAACACACTGCTGGAAATTTACAGAGATCTACAATGATAAAAATCAAGAGTCTAACAGTTAAAAATTTCATGAGTGTGGGCAATCAAACTCAAGGAGTGGATTTTGACAATCAAAGACTCACATTGGTGTTGGGAGAAAATTTGGATCAAGGTGGGGATGATGCTGGCAGCAGAAACGGCACTGGTAAAACCACACTGATCAATGCATTGAGTTATGGTTTGTTTGGAGAAGCACTGACAAAAATACGCAGAGAAAATTTGGTCAATAAAACCAACAACAAAAACATGTTGGTCACATTAACTTTTGAAAAAGATGGTGTGAAATATCGTATTGAGAGGGGAAGACGCCCTAATACTTTGAGATACTTTATCAATGACTCTGAACAAGAGATCACAGATGAGAGTCAAGGAGACAGTCGTATGACTCAGGCTGCTATCAATCACATGTTGGGATTGTCACATTCCATGTTCAAACACATATTGGCATTGAACACTTACACTGAACCGTTTTTAAGCATGAGTGCCAATGAACAAAAAGACATCATTGAACAATTGCTGGGCATAACACTGCTGAGCGAGAAGGCAGAATTGCTCAAAGACAAAATTAGAATCAGCAAAGAAGACACAGCCATGGAAAATGCTCGTTTGGAAGGTCTCAAAATGAGCAATGAGAAGATCAAAGAAACCATCAATTCATTGAGCAACAAAGAAAAAATTTGGAACACACAAAAGAATTTAGACATTGAAAAACTTAAAAAGTCCATCACAGAGTTGGAAGCAGTTAATATTGAACAAGAACTGGAAGCACATCAACAGTTGGAAGAATGGACCAAATTCAGCAATGAACTGAAACAATTACAAAAAGACAAGAACAGTTTGGAAATGACACTGTTGCAATCAGACAAAACTGTGAACAAAGTGGGACAGGATCTGGACAAACTGCATGACAAAGCCACTTGTTATGCTTGTGGTCAAGAATTACACAATGATAAATTTTGTGAAATACAACGCAAACTGGAAGAAGAATATGGTGATGCTGTGAATTACAGCATGAGCATTGTGGATGAAATTGCTGTGATAGAAGAAGCAATCAAACTGCTGGGCACACAAGCACAGCGTCCTGAAACATTTTACAACACCATCAAAGAAGCTTATGAACACAGACAGTATTTGGAAACTTACAAAAGCACTTTAAAAAACAAAGAAGCAGAACAAAATCCTTATGTGGATCAAATCACGGAATTGAGCACAGAAGCACTGCAAGAATTGGATTGGAGTGAAGTGAATCGTTTGCAAACACTCAAAGATCATCAAGAATTTTTATTGAAACTGTTGACCAACAAGGACAGTTTCATCAGAAAGAAGATCATAGATCAAAATTTAGCATTCTTAAACAACAGACTGACACACTATCTCACAGCGTTGGGCTTGCCGCACAC